ATACCTGGCTGGAAGCTATACTCAAGACGTTTTGCTTTGATGCGCCACAAATAATGACCTCCAAGAGGATTCATCTGACCACTTGATACATCTTGATCTCTACGTTCAGTGATGATGAAGAAATTACCACCTCGATCACCAGGTCGATCATTTCCATACTCGGTCATCCTGAACACATCACCTGATTTGGGTGCAATTTCTTGTTGCAGACGATCATAAATCACCTCCCCAGCAAATGCTGATGTATATCCTCTGATGGTAAAATAACCTGTGATTTCATCATCAGCATTGAATCCAAACCTGCTCAACGCAAGAGCGCTCTCGTTGAGCTCGATCACAATCTTCATGAGCTTGGGTCCCCAATACACCATGGTTGGCTGCTCACCATAAGTGTTGTCTGCACAGAGAGGTGAATAGGTGTTTACGTAATATTCAATCTTCTGACCCAGCAAATTAACAGTCTCTTCTGCAGCATTGTGGATGACTTCCATGTCAGGACGCAGACGATCTTTACTATAGAGTTCATAGCAACCTGCATTTTGCCCGTTGCCTGCTCCAGAATAATAACATCCGCTCATTATGATTTCCTCCGTAGCATCATGATGGGTTGACCATTAGCTCCTCTAACACTATAAATCTCTACATTGCTATTTCCAAGAGTCTTAGGTTGAGATAAATTGCTCAGATCAACGCGATAAGTTTGCTGAATGTGCTGTAGAAGATCAGGTGTAACAACTTTGCTAGTAGTAGATCCACTCATGACGTTGTCCATGGTGTTGGCAGATTCATCAGGATCTACCCTATTGACATCATATGTCATGTTGTGCTGCTGATTCTTACCGTTAGAGTATGTACGTGATCCTTTGAACAAGTTCTTCTCACCTCCAAGCTTTTTTCCAGGTCTATTTTCGTTGAAAAATTGCTGGAAAGACATCATATGTATTATTTAGACACGCCAACACAAAAAAAGAGGCTCTTGCGAGCCTCTTTTTAATGAACAACTAAGCAACTAAAAATTATACGTCAAAAAGTGATTTACCGGTTGAAGAAGCCTTAGCATGCACTTTTTGTGCTCCATGCTTTTGAAGTGTGTCAGCCTTGGCTCCAAGAGCTTTTGGTTCTGCTTGGGTATCAAGCTTACCACTTTCAGCTTTTCCACCAGATGTCTTGATGGTGCTGCCTTTTGGTTCTGGTTTCTTACCAGCCATGAACTGAGATGTATCACCTTTGAGTGGTTTAGGCTCAGGCTCAACTGAAATGCTCTCACCCATTGCTCCACCAACTTCTTCACCTTCATCACCAAAATCTTCCCCATCCTCTTCACCAAACTCTTCTCCACCTTCTGAATCTTCTTCACCACCGAGGATTGATCCAAGTGCTGCATGAAGCTTTTCAGCGGTAGCGCGATCTAGTGTGAATGTAACTTCATCACCAGACTCTTCACCGCCAAAATCATCACCGCCTTCAATTCCAAGGGCTGCTTCATCAGAAGCTGCTGTTCCAAGATCTACATCGGTTTCACCCATGACATCTTCAAATAGTTTTTCGAATAGAGATTTGCTCATATTGAACTTATTTATGTCCCTTGAGGAAATTTTCTCTGGTGTTTCAGAAACTTTTTCACGCTTGGAGAGATCTTTCTCTTGAGGAACTTTTACACCCATGGACTCAACACCTTTTTTTCCTGCTAGGGTTGGAGGTGTCATGTAATGAGCTGTAGACTTTTTGCTTGTTGGTAGAGGTTGTGCACCTGGGCCTGTTTTGGACATAATCGATAAGTATTTATGTGGCCAAAGAAAAAAAGCGAGGAATATATCTCAACAACCCAAATCTACCAACAGTTGATGCTCAATTTGAGTATACACCAGAGATGGTGCAGGAGATACAGAAGTGTAAAGAGAATGTGTTACACTTTGCAGAGAACTACTTCTACATCATCAACAACGATGAGGGTAGACAAGTAATCAAACTACACACATTTCAGCGAAGAGCTTTGCGCATGATTCGTGACAACAGATTTAACTTGTTGTTGTTCTCAAGGCAGGTTGGGAAAGCTCTAGCACTAGATACACCTGTACCTACTCCAATGGGGTGGACTACTATGGGTGAGCTAAAGGATGGTGATAAAGTATATGCAAATGACGGTAAAGCGTGCACTGTAACACATGCTCACGAAATAATGCATAATAGAGAATGCTTTGAGGTAGTGTTTGATAATGGCGAGAGAATTGTAGCAGATGGTGAGCATCAATGGTTTACTCAAACTGCATATGAGCGAGATAAAAAAGTAAATGGTTCAGTAAAAACTACCAAGCAAATTGCATCTACTATTCATAAGCTATACTCAGAAGAGCCTAATCACAGAATCTTAATGTCACTTAACGGTGTAGATGGAGTGCATCAAGAATTACCTATACACCCATATATTCTAGGATTGTGGTTAGGAGATGGCACATCTGCTACAGGATCTATAACATCTGGTGCAAGAGATGTAGAAGAGACTTTAAACATTTTGCAAGAGATAGGACAGTTTGATAAAATCATTGTAAAAAAATATGGGTACTCTAGTGCAACTACATTGAGGTTAACTTGCAAGAAAGATCAATATATAAAATCTCTTAGCGCATTATTACGTAAAAATAACTTACTCAACAATAAACATATTCCGCAGCAATATCTACTCGCCAGCAGACAACAGAGACTTGAGCTTTTACAGGGATTAATGGATAGTGATGGTTATATTAGCAAGGGTGGTGCAGCAGACTTTACCAATTCAAATATCAAGCTTGTCGATCAAGTTAGAGAGCTAGTTGAGAGCTTAGGATATAAAGCCACATACGGGACAGGAGTAGCAAAATTTAACGGTAAATCACACAAGCCATTTGCAAAGATAAATTTTAAACCACGTGAAGCTGTGTGTAGGCTCTCATTTAAAGCTAGTAGATTAATTTGTGAACAAAGAGAAAACTCTGCTCTACGCAACAGATGGCACTACATTAAAGCTGTGATACCTGTAAAGTCAGTTCCTGTAAGATGCATCACAGTTGACAGTCCTGATCATCTATTCTTAGTTGGAAAACAATACATACCTACACACAATTCGACCATTTCGACAATTTACATATTATGGCATGCGTTATTCAATAACGATCAACATGTTCTATTAGTTGCAAACAAAGAAGAGACAGCAAAAGAAATCTTCAGTAGGATTAGGTTGGCGTATGAGGAATTGCCCAACTGGTTGAAACCAGGTGTCAAGGAGTATGGTAAGGAGAGTATGGAGCTGGCCAATGGTAGTCGAATAAAACTAACAACAACTACCAGTAGTGCAGGTCGTGGTAGTTCATGTAATTTGTTGTTTGTTGATGAGGCGGACCATATTGATTTTAATTTATTGGAGAGTTTCTGGTCATCAGTGTTTCCAATTATTTCATCTTCCAAGAAGTCAAAAATCATTATGGCTTCTACACCTCGTGATACTTCAGGGCTGTTTTACAAATTGTATCAACAATCTATCAGTGATGATCCTAGCAACATGTGGACGTCCATGGTAGTAAAATGGTATGATGTACCGGGTAGAGATGAAAAATGGGCTCAACAGACCAGAGCTGCCATGGCTGACCCTACCAAGTTTCAAATTGAGTTTGAATGTCTGTTTGAACAAACAGGTGAATCAGCTGCTCCACAAGCAGTATTTGATCGTCTCAAGCGTAGATGTTCAGATCCCCAGTATGTTTATATGGATGGGTGTTACCGTGTGTGGCACGCTCCTCAACCCAATCACATATATGTTGTTGGTGTTGATGTTGCTGAAGGTGTGGGAAAAGACTTCACTGTAGCAAATGTATTGGATGTTACAGATCTTAGACAGATCAATCAGGTAGCTGTGTATGCTAGCAACACTGTAACACCATCAGAGTTTACTCCCAAGCTGCATGAGATACTACAACACTGGGGCAATCCTCTGCTGCTATCAGAGCGCAACAATTGTGGTGCACAGATTGTTGATAATCTCAGAAAAGACTTTTCATATGAAAACATTGTGAGCTATGGAGCAAGAGAGTTGGGGAGATCCAAGATACCTCTTGGTGTCATCAGTCACAGCAATACCAAATATGATTGCATTGCAAACCAACGCTACTGGATCAACACTCTCGATGCTGTACAAATAAATGATGCAGCAACTGTTGAAGAACTCAAAGAGTTTGTTCGTATGCCAAATGGATCATGGAAAGCTCGTGCTGGAAAGCATGATGACCGAGTAATGTCGTTAGGGTGGGGGTTGCTAATTTTATCAGATAAAATTGTGCACAAATATTTTGAAGTTGTAACTCTTGATGACAATCACAAACCCCAAGCCATCAGACCACTTGACTACGGAGTAAAATACTACATGAATCCATCTTCAATGTACGTAAATGAACGTGATGGTGAACACCTTGATGCATTACCCATGATGATGGGGTGGGGCGGTGAACAAGCAGATGTTGATGATCTCAAAAGTATGGGCTGGGAGTTTCTCTAAGATCGTCTAAATACTCGCATGGCTTTTAGATCTCTTGAAGACGTTTACGCGGGACAATGTGCAGGTAAGCCTGTCGTACCATTGCAACGTCACGTAGTAACTGAGCGATACTCCATCACCCTCAAAGACGCTGATAATGTCGCAGTTGATCAAGAGATCACTCCAGACATGTTCAACAAATTTCGTAGAGAGGTATCAAGATCGACAACTGTTGAGATTGAAGGTAAACAATATACTGTAAATCAGGTAATTGATATGATTCTTCGTATTGATGCATGGGATCAAGGAAACCCTGAATATGCTGAAAAATTCCTTGCACCCATCACCAACGTATTCAACCATGCTGATATCAATCCAGATGGTTTTGCAGCATTGTACAAGCTACAAACAGATAAAGAAAACAAGTTGAGAACAGAATTAGTTCAACAGCCAGGTAAATCAAAAAGCTTATATGCCTTGATACCAGCAGCATTTTCTGGTGCATTTAAAAATCCTTCTGATGCACAAAAAGTATTTGACATGCTATACAACATCAACCCATCTATTGCAAACGTTAGTGTTGGTAGAGGTGAAGTTGCATTGTCATTTATTAGTGATGCTATCAAAGGTGATAAGGGTGATCTTGAAATGTCTGGATTGGGAGAAGTAGAGATCAAGGGTGATGGTGCAAGATTGGGCGGAGACGGACATGCAGTTGACCGGTCAGTTGCAGCAATCAATGCTATTTTAGAATTGGTGGGGTCAAGTCTTAGCAATGTAGAGATCAAGCAACTGAAAAACGATCTAATTGCAGAGCTCAACAGTATTATTACCAGTAGAGAAACAGCAACAAGATCAAAAGTAGATGTTAGTGTGCTAAAGAATCTTGCTAGCAAAATTCAGCAAGAAGCATCTGTCGAAGAAATCACAAGTGACATACAGCAAGCTGCTCCAGGGTTAGGCAAGGGCATTACAAGCACGTTGATGCAGAAAATTAGCTATATTCAAACAGCATCTGCACCATCCAAAGTACACACACTAACTGAAGCTGTTAGATTGTTTTTCAGTGCAGTTGATCAGCTACCATATGAAAAGTTTATTGATGGTGTAGTATCTCTGAGGAGTTACTATGCACAAAGTGAGATTACCGCTCTTGTTGCTGCAATTCGTAATTTGATTCCAGAATCTGAGTATCAGAGCTATAGTGATCCTAAAAAATATGAACCACTAGTTACAGCATTGCATTTGGTATGTTATCTTCTGAAAGAACAATTTGCATATATTGTATTTCTCAACGACAGAGCAAAGACTGCCATATGTTACCAGTCCCAGCAAGATGCAGCATCTAATCTAAAAGCTGCATACAAGTTTTTTGCAAGCAATAATTTTAAATTCAGATTCTCAGTAGATCCTGCACGTAAAAGCGTATCAGTAACATTTAACGGATAATATGATCAACTTTAAACAATACATTTTGCAAGAAAACACAGATGCTACCAACAAGCATCTGACACATCTTGATGAATTGATTCTCACCAAAGGATATGCTGGTGGAGAGAAGACCATTGAATACATCTCCAAACTACTAGAAATGTTGCATGGACATACAGAACAACCCATCA